ACCATTTGTTATGCATATGTTTGGTGCCCCTGGAGTTGGCAAAACATTGTATGCAGAACAGTTCATGAGTCGACTGGGTTTCCAAACCTTTTACAGCAACACGCAGGCTGATGACTTCATGTCAGGATATCAAGATCAAGACGTAATGTTGATTGATGAGTTCTTGGTAGGACCTCCTGACAAACAAGGTGCCATGGTTGACCAATTTTTGGTCTTGGCCAGTAGTGCATCTTGTCATTTGAATCAAGCCACCATCGACAATCCGTTTTTGGGTATCAAGGGCCAGACCTTCAAGTCTAAGGCTATTGTTACCCTGAACAATACTGGTTATCCAAGAGTTGAAGGTTATGATGCCCAAGCGTTGCAACGGCGTCGTGACTGTGTCTTGGAAGTAGCAATACATCCTGACTACATGAAATATTGTATCGGGTCACCAGAACATCCTGTTATTGACCTTACGCAAGTCCCCGAGGACGACCGTTTGGAAAAACGACATTTGATGTTCAGATTGTTACCCAGAATTTGGACGGAAGATTGCATTGCCAATGCGACTCCATGGTCCTCCTTTGATGTAATTGTCAAAGCGATCAAGGAGAAGTATGATGCGAAAGAGAAATTGTCAAAATCCATTCTTGGCGAGACACCTGATTTGTTTGGTGATCAAGTCAATGTGGAGGAGATGGTTGCAGCCGAATTGCGTAAGACGTGTTCCGTCCCGGACAAACCTGTTGGAGTGATGGATGCTTTGACATCTTTAATTCCTTCAGTGTTTAGAGGGGAAGGACGCTCGTCTACTGGCGAACCTGATAGTGACAACGAATCGGACAACGAGTCCAAAGCGATTGATTTGATTTCGACAGACCAACATGAGGATGAAGACGTAAAGTCTGACCATGAATCTGTGTCTTCTACTGATACCCCGATTGATGAATGCCCGCCTCCGGCTCTTCCACCCGTGACAGGGGAAGAAAAGGACAAGGCGTCTTCTACTGTGGGCGATCGTCCTCGCGTTTGGACCCAATACAACGACTGGATGGATGAAACTCTCTTACGCGTGTGTTCACATCGCGACACCGCGTGGTCTGTTGTTCCTGATATGATCACTCCACGTTTTGAAAAACGTGAACTGAACTCCTCCTCTCATTACGGGAGGATTTTGGTCATTGGAGTTGTTATTGGTGCAATGTATGGATTGTATCGTTGGTTCAAGCCTGACGATGTGGAAGCATCAGATGAAGTTTCTTTTGGAGCTCAATCTGAACCGCGTCGGAAAGTTAGTCATCGACAAGCTGGCAAGTCTCGTTGGTACCGCGGAAATGATATGATTGCTGAGGGCAATCATGGAATTGAAACAGTGCGATTGGACTTGGGATTGTTAACCGCCAAGGCTATTCCGTTGAAGGATAATTGGCTGTTGACATATGCCCATTGCTTGTTTGCTGGTGGTAAACCGTTACAGGCTGGTACTATGATTGGACTGAACTATCACGGTCAAACGTATTCATGGGCTTACAACCCTGTTGATACGCGACTGTGCCTTGATCCTGATACACGGAACGTTACGCGTGATGTAGCTTTTATTCAGGTGAAGGATCCGAAGTGTCCTCGTTTCAAGTCTATTGTTTCTAGGTTCCTGAAGGATGAGGAATATAGTGCAAGAGGCTTTGATATGATGATGCAGACAGATCAAGGGATTCGTTGGTCACGTGCAGAACCAGATTGTCAAGTCTATTCCTATGGAGGGAAGCAGTATCATTTGGATGATGGTTTCCGCTATCGGGCTGACACTCAATCTGGAGACTGTGGGTCTCCATGCTTGGTTAGTTCTGGACCTTCTGTTAACAAGGTTGCTGGCATTCATGTTGCTGGGACCTTGTCAAAGGATGATCCAGTCGGATTGGGAGTTAGAGTTTCTTTGGAAATGATCACTGAAGCGATCGAAGAGAGGGTAGAGACCACGAGCTATGTTGCTCAGGGTACATTACTTGATCGATTAAGTGAACAGCATCCGGAGAACCTGCTTTCTATTGAGAAGGCAGGGTACGATGCTCGTGTCCATGTGAACGATAAGACCAAACTTAGGTCTAGTCTGATCGCTCCGCATTTGCCCTTCTCAGTGAAGAAGGAACCCGCAATATTGTCGGAGACAGACCCGCGTTCGCAAGGGAAAAACCCGCTTGAAGAAGCAATTATTCGATTGGCGAGAGCTCCAAAAGTGAAGCTTGATGTCGATAGATTGCGTCGTTGTGGAGATGCTTTGGCTGAGAAGCTGAGTCAGGGACTTGACTACTCGAAGACTAATGGTTTGAGAGAGTTGTCTTTTGAGGAAGCTTTGTTTGGAGTGCCTGGGGCACTATCAGCTGTCTGTACCGCTACAAGTCCGGGTTCGCCCTACATCTATTTTGTCAACAAGTCTGGTAAGAAGGATTTGGTTTGGCACGATGAAGGGCATGGTCGATACAACCAACTGTTCAAGGAACACGTACTGGATGTTTATCGCCGTCTCAAGGCTGGAGAACCGTATGAAAAGGTTTTTGTCGGCCATCTCAAGGATGAGGTTCGTTCCAAATCCAAGATTGAGAAGGTGAATACACGCATCACCTATGCTAACGACGTCACCGTGAATGTGGTGTTGAGGATGTTGTTAGGATCGATGATCGTGGCGTTCAACACGTCTTTTCCGAATCATGGATATGCCATTGGAATCAACCCTGGTTCCAAAGACATGCAGAAGATTTACAGTCGTCTGCGCAAGTTTTACGCACGTACTGTTGACGGAGATTTTTCAGAGTATGATCTTCGCCACCAGAGGCAAACAATGAACGAGAGCTATCGTGTGTTAGGTAAACTTGGTGCGGGACTGTTGTCTGAGCACATGTTTGATGTGGTTCGGAAACTTGACACGGAGTGTAAGGCTTTGTTGTCTAAGTGGTTTATCCAAACGAAGTGTAACAACTTCAGCGGAGGTTTGCTTACGACTATCATTAACTGCATTACTGCAGAGCTGTACTTTCGGTACGCTTTTGACTGTCGCTTCCCCGCTAAGGTGTTTGAGGAGTTTATCGAGTGGGTCATCTTGGGAGATGATCATTTGGTAGCTATCTCACCACTCATCGAATGGAATCCTATCATGATCCGTGAGGACATGAAACAGCTTGGACAAGTCTACACGAGTTCACGAAAGGATGCTGATCTTACTGAGGGTTACCATCACTTCAAGGAAGTCCTGTTTTTGGGACACCATCCCCGTATCGTGGATGGACAATGGAGTGGTGCCTTAAGGAAGGACACATTGGAAGAGTCTCTCATGTGGACACGCAACAACAATCTCACTCTGTATGACGAGTGTAAGCAGATGGTTGAATATGCGAGTCAATGGGATGAAGGGTACTACAATTGGTACAAGGCGAAGTTGATCATGCGCTTATGCGTGTGGGATACAATAAGCTGGATTTACCACCTTGGAGTATGCTTCGATCGAATGTGTCAAATCGTACGACAGAATCTGGAGAGTCTTATTTGTATGTGGCTGAAGGTGAAGAGACAACTGTTGAAGTTGTTCAAGATAAAGGCCTGACCACTACAATGCCGGACACAGCCGTGATGGTTGATCAACACGGAGCGCGTCATAGTGCTCCTGGTGACTTTGCAGTGTCTGAAGTTCCCGCCTCGTTATCGATGGGAGTCGATAGTTTTGTTGAAAGAGTACAATACCAGTGGTTGAATACCTCTGGTACTGGTGCTGATGTGGCAAAAATCGCACTTCCTTACGAGTTGTTGGGAATGGGAGATCAAAACAATCTTCAGAACATGCCTTTTCAGAACTTTCTGTATTCGGCCCCTGATGTGGAGATTAAGATTCAGCTCAATGGAACGCCCACCCAGTGTGGTTGCTTGATTGCATACTACGTTCCACTGGTTGATGTGTCTCTCGACATTGCTCATGTGACGATGATGGACCATGTCAAGTTGGATCCTTCGATTAATCCGACAGCTACTTTGCGAATTCCGTTTTGTTATTGGAGAAGCTTTTTGGATAATCAGATGAGTCATGATGAACCCCGTACGACGGCATACTTCCATTTGAAGGTGTATGCACCGCTCAATGCAGTGTCTACTCCGACGGATTGTGGTGTGACTATCTACTCAAGGTTCTCTACTGAGAGTCGGATTCCCAGGGCTATTGCTAGTTCAAGTTCCAACACCCGCCCCACGTACGGCTTCACTGCTGGTACAGGAGCAAAAGTTGGATACTTGTACACAAGCGATGCCACTTATGTGGCTCAAGGATCAACTGTTTCGACTACAAACGTCAACAGCGAATACCATGTTGGGTCTGTTGCAGGTGGAATGCCCACTGAACAGACGGTGTCCGTTGGGGATGCGAGTACAGATGCGGATGCGACTATTGTCCCTCTTGATAATCCACCGTTGGTGGGTGGATCAATTCCGGTGGGTCAACAGTTTTCGTCCCTCAGCAAGGCTAATGGAGTGGAGCCTACTGTTGGGATGGGAATGCATCCTCTTGAATTGTCAAGACAACCACTCATGTTGCGAAACCCGGATGACACAAGCATCGAGAAATTGCTTGGACGGTTCGGAAGGCTTACTGTGTTCACATGGGACACATCTCAGCCAGATGGACAGTTGGTGTTTTATACGCACCTGAATGGGTTTTTCGCACAACCATATGCTCCGACAAGTTGGACTACGACTACGTCCATCCCCACGAATGTGTGGATGTTGAACGAGTTTAAGTTCGCACACTTTGATGTGGTGTATCGTTTTCATGCGATTCGTACCAAGTTTCATTCAGGACGTTTGATGGCGTCTATGGCTTACGGATCCAAGAGTGAGGTACCTGCAAAGAAGCAGTCATTGTACAACCAGATTATGGATTTCAACAACGAGGTGTCTGTCGTTGAAGTTGTGATTCCATATAATGGCACGCAAGAATATGTTCGAATGAACGAGTCTCCAGTTGCTTGGACGAACTCTAATAATTTGGGTGTATTGCATGTCACGGTTGCCAATGAACTACGTGCGGCAAGTTCAGTTGTGTCTACGACTATTGCAGTTGTTGTGGAGATCGCGTTTAGGAATGTGAGGGTAGCAGTACCAACTCCATATAACGTGATCAATGTTTCACAAGGCGCTGGAGCTTCACCAATTGAGAACTCACGTATCTACGTGGGTCAAGGTGAAGATGTCAATGAGACAGGAGCAACTATGGTTGTGACGGCAACCAAACCCCCGAGAATGGCAGCTGGATTCAAGTTAGGAGAAAAATTTGAATATTGTGTACGCG